GAAGCCTGTGGATATGTGGTCACAGTATCAAAGTTATGATGATATTAGAATCACTCTTACCCGGCCATCATATAAGGATACTATTATTATCTATGATGATGGGGATGAATCATAACTACCTGTAGAGAGCTGGCGTTTGTCAAGGGGGATAGTGGGGCTTGACACGGTGCCAGTAGTGTGTTATATTGACACACCTTGACTGGAGACAACATGAGCTATGTAGTTGGAAAATATGGTATCCTCCTATCAGAAGAAGATAAGGATATTTTAGATATGTCCTACTATCCCCAAGGAGAAGGCTATCATTACGTGGGTAGCCCTTTAGGGAGACTCTTACTACACAGATTTATTGTCAGGCGTTGGTATCAAGTAGTCTTACCTAAGCATATGACAGTAGATCACATAAATAATAATAAGCTAGACAATAGAAGAGAAAATTTACAGCTGCTAAGTATCAGTGAAAATTCAAGTAAGCAATTGCCTGTAGAAGGTAAACACTCGAAGCATAGAGGAATATCATTTAACTCAGGCAAGTTTGTTGCTTACGTAATTAAAGGTGGAAAGTATATCTATATAGGTAGATACTTGGACGAGGATGAAGCAGTTGCAGCAAGAGAAGCCTACATTAACAGGACCTCTTTATTCTAACATTATAAGTTATGCAAACCTTCCTGACATCAACTCTCTCATTTAAAGAGACAGCACAATCCCTAGATACTAAACGTCTAGGTAAACAAAGAGTAGAAGTATTGCAGATCCTCAACGCCAACAACTCCTACAATAAAAGTAATGGCGATGCCTTTCTCTTAAAGGATATTGCTTGGAGAAACCATCCCGCCGTTAGGATGTGGAGAGGTTACGAGGGTCTGTTGTGTGTTTACGGATGTATGATGTGTAAAGAATTTCTCAATCGAGGATACAAAGACTCTCTTCTATCTACCTTTCAAGATGGTGTATGTAAGTATCCTCTGATTGTACCATATTGGTGGTCATCATCTGAGTATAAGGAAAGAATCGTCCTATCCCATAGGGCTAACCTCTATAAGAAAGATCCTGCTTTCTACAAAGAGTGGAAGGACATTCCTTATACACCTTATGTGTGGCCACCATCCTCCTCTCCAACCTTAGATCCTATACTCCTAACTCTATAGAACAATGATCCTTGAAAACATCCGCTATCTGGTTGGACTTCATCTTGGCATGAAGGGTATGCCTCCCACTGTTGTTGCTCCCGTACTTAACATTCTTAATCAACTCGACACGGAGCTTTCAGTGATGGGATTCGAGTGCTCCAGCCAACTTCTTAAGGAAGAAGAAAGACTCAAGCAAGCTATCATCCTCATGAACTTCACTCATGATGAAGAAGATGAAGATGATGTAGATGCTGAGATTGAGAAGGTTCTTGATGATGAGCCTTCCATTAGTGATGATGAAGAGGAAGATCTCTCTTTCTTGGATGATGAGGATGAGTAACGATATCTATAATAACTATACCTTCAACATTCCAACGCCCGATGGTACTGCTAATATCTTTGTAGCAGAGAAGGAAGATGGTAGTATCTATCGTGTTGACATGAATATCGGTAAGACGGGAGCAAGCGTAGCTGCTTGGTGTAATGCACTGAGTAGAATGACTACGTTTGCTCTCACTAACGGTGTGAGTATCAAGAAGGTAATGGAAGAGTTGAAAGATATTGCAACAGATCGAACGATGTTTGCAGATGGTATCTACATTCGCTCAGGTCCAGAGGCTCTAGCCATTGCACTTGAAAGATATATCATCCTTAAGAAACTATAAATAATGAAACCTTACGAATTGCTCATGCTGTGGCATCGCGCCAGGATTCTATTTTACTTTCAGAATCCTGGAAGGCAAGAGATTCATGTTGATAAATTAAGTAGATATCTTGAGTGGCAAGATCTCGCACTTAGGAAGGAGAATAAGGATGGAAAATAGTGGAGAGAAGAGAGTACTAAAGAAGGTGTATGAGAAGAAGGAGATTGAAGCTATCGGTGCAGACTTCTTCAAGCTTCTCAAGAAACACTACAAGAACATGGATGTATTAGACATGTCGTGCATTATGGCATATACTTCTGCATTCGTACTTAACTCAAACACTCCCGATAAACATCTTATTGTTGTTGGTAAGATGGCCTACTCATATCTAACTTGGGATGGAAAGGAAGAAGATGCCCCGGTATCTAACACCAAAGAAACAGAAGGCGTACTTCCCAGTAATCCAGAAGATTCTATCCCTACTGGAAGCGAACAAGTATAATAGCTTCAAGCTTAGTGGTAGACCTAACTCTCTCTATGATGATCTATGGACTATTCGCAGCTCATTATTCAAGCAACACACAGATCGTTTAAGATTCAAGAAGTATGACGATCATCTGTTAGTAGAAGTATATCCTCTCTTTCATGAAGAGGAGATGCTAACAGACATTGAAGTAAATATCTTCGATGGTGTGAGTGTAGATGAACCACTTAATCGTGGTGCTATCGCAAGTAAGTTGATTGCAGAGAAGCCCGCTCTGATTAGATTCTCTTCTCTTCTCCTATCAGAAGAGGATCACCTTAAGCTTGAAGCTCTAGCTACTAATCTAAACTACAAGCTAGAACGTCAGCAAACCTATATCATCCTCACCAAATCCTAACGAACATGTCAAGCGAAACCAATTCAGTTGAAAGTGTGAAGGTCTTTATTCCCAACTTCACTCCTCAGAATGATTATAGCGGAGTAAAGAAGCTGGGAGATATGGTTATCATGACTCGTGGTATCCTTGTCGATAGTCCAGATGAACTCCATGAAAAGTTTCGGAAGTATATTGCTACGGCTAATGATGGTGATATCCTGATGTTTAGTGGTTCGCATCTCGCTGTTGCTACTGCATATGCAGAGTGGTGTGAACGCTTTCCTATCGCCCGGAATATCGCTATCTATAACAAGGCCCGTAACGATTACACAGTTCACACTGTAATGGCCTAATAGGTGGGAGTAGAGAATGGCAAGAGTAAAGAGACACGTTGAATTAGATGAATCACACTTGAACTTTTTCCATTCTCGTTATCCCGGCACATCACTCTCCTACATCCTCAACGAAATGCTCTTCCACTTTCACAACATTCTCCTAGAGAATGAAGTAGATACCCAACCTATGTTGAAGGAAGCAGCATCCCGTACAGTAGAGAACTTCAAACACTAACTATTAATGTTAACTCGTGCCCATAACAATCGTAGATTCTTACCAACTCTTGAAAGGGTTGAGCCCGTGATATTAGATCACTCTGCTACTAAGATCTATATGGAGTGTCCCCGTAAATACTTCTATCGTATTGTGCTCGGTAGAACTCTAGAAGATAACAAGCTAAAGGTAATCTTCGATTGGGGTTCGGCCATCCACAAGTTCGCAGAATGTATTTATAAAGGAGAGGGATTCCAGAAAGCTTTCTCGGAAGCTCTTAAGGTATATACTCCTCCTAGTCAGAACACTCCAGATAGATGGAATCATCTTGATACCCTTCGATTTGGTCAAACGTGCAAGGCTATCTGGGAGTTCTATCAGAAAGAGATGAATGATTCCCGCTTTGCAGTAGAAGGTGTGGAACAACCATTCAATCTCCAGCTTCCCGAGAGTGAAAGAGTTGGTGGAAGATTCGATATGCTCTTTACTCGTAACGGTAGATTGTTGGTGCGAGATTGGAAGACAACAACCAAGAGAACTGATTACTTCACTCTCGGGTTGAATCCTAACGATCAAGCTACACGCTACTGTTATGCAGCATCAACTCTGTCCGGTTGGAATAGTTCTTCTCCAACTAAGAACAAGATTGACGGTATCGAGTACATTATCGTAGAAAATCAGAAGCCCACGAAGAGTACGAATCATCCTCCAAAAGTCTCAGCACATTTCGTTAACAAGACTGCTGATGACTTGATGACTTGGGAAAGGGAGATGGTTCATCTCTATAAACAGATGGAGTTTAATCGTGCTGCTGATGTGTGGCCGCAGTCTCCACTAAATTGTGGATGGTGTGATTATGTACACGTTTGTCGCCATCCCACTGATAGTGGTAGAGCATACAAGTTAAAGAGTGAGTTTAAGTTCTCTCCGTGGGATCACCAGAAGGTAGACCAAGAAGCTAAAACCGAATAAAGATTATGACTATTAAAGAGCTATTCAACTATCTCGGTGCTCAGATGAGAAAGGGAACATTCGATGGGGATGCTATTGTAGTTATCTATGATCCCAATGATCCCGATACTGACTTTGTTGAGTTGATGGAAGAAGATCTTCACTTCGATTCAGATGATGATACTCTCTACATCACCTGCATCAATGATCCTATCTCTAACGAAGAAGAGGAAGAGGATGAAGAGGATGATGAAGAAGAGTGGAGTCATTAATGTCGGCTACTAACTCAACTTATACTAAGACTAGTGATACTGTAGTTTTAGCAGTAGATAATAAGATAGATTCCAGTGGAGAACTTCACATCAATGTAGGTATTGACTCATCTACTGTAGATGTATATCTAGATAAGAACGACATCATTCAACTAATTCAACATCTCTCTACGGTACTCATGGATTATGGCCTCTAAACCTCCTGTTGGTCCAGAACCCAAGAAGCTATCAAATATTACCTTGACGGAATCCGTTACCCTCCTCAATTATGCAGCACCGGGTAATGGTAAAACTCACTTAGCGGGTTCAGCGGGTAGTAGGAATCTAATCTTCACAGACTTGAATGGGATGGTAACACTTAAGAATCCTGTGTTTCTTTCCCAATTCCCAGGTTGTGATCCTTGGGTAGAAGAGATTCCGCGAGATATGGATCTAGCTTCTGCTAAAGCTTATGACTATATGGCTGATCGAATCAACTACTGGTTCGAGAATCATATGGATAAGTTTGATGTAGTTACTATCGACGACGCAGATCAACTTCGAGCAGCATCACTTGTTCGTGCAGTAGCTACAAACAAAGCAGAAGGTAAGTCTGAAACTGGTACGAAGATTGGTAAGTATAAGATCATCATGCCAGCCATTCAAGACTTCGGTACTGAGATGGGTTATGTAGAAGGATTCATTGCTAACCTCATCTCTCACTGCAAGATTTACAATAAGCATCTCATCGTTAATGCGCATGAGAAGATCATTTACAACAAGGATGGAGGGCCGAACAAAGAACCCACAGTAAAGAAGATTGTTCCAGACTTCACGGGTAAAGCGTCTCCAGAAGCTATTCTCGATTACTTCGACTTAGTCTTTCGCATTACTCGTGTCGGAAAGCATCCATCAGCAACACTTCGTTATCAGTGTCATCCTGATGAGATGCATGCAGCAAAGGATAGGTATTCTGTCTTTAAGACCTACGAAGATAAGCTTACCTTTCCTGCTATCTTGAAGCGCATCCACGATAACATCCCTGAAAACACCATCGTTGAAGAGGAATAAGTTATGTCTTTCAATCCGCTCGCTGGTAACTTCTCGTCAGTTGCTTGGATTGCTCCCGAAGCTGAGTACGAGTTGAAGATTCTTGAGTGGACGTACACTATGGTTGGCAACGAAACCCCGAAGCCTGTTCTTACCTGCAAGATTGCAATTGCTTCTGGTGAGTTTGCTAACAAGCGTCCGCAGGCCATTCAGATTTGGGAACCGGAAACCGATTTTGCTCAGGCCGCTCGCATTATTGTTGCGGCTCTGGGTTATCACCCCGGCAAGGATGATGCTCGCTTTGTTGAGGAGCGCGGTGGTGACTTGGATCTTTCGCTTGATTCGAGCGACTCGCAGAATATGGTGATGGGTTCTGGTTATGCGGAAACTGTTGGTTCGGTCTTCAAGGCTGATCTCGGTAAGACCACTTCTAAGAAGAATGGTCAGACTTATCAGAGCTATAAGATGATTCGTCCCCTTAACGACTAATCACTCATTAAGAATAAGCGACCCCGCTTTAAGCTAAGAGAAAGTGTAGATACAATATCTTAGCTCCACTTCCGAGGTGGGAGATGTGGGTCTACATCGCTTATCTTTGCCCACTCGTCTAATGGTAAGACGACTGACTTTGAATCAGTGAATAGAGGTTCGATTCCTCTGTGGGCAATACTTCAACAGGAGATATTATGGGAGACATAGCAGATTTCTATTTAGATGATATGGATCCATCTTCTGAAGATTTCTACTGGGAATCGAATGCTAGATGCAAGTATTGCGGTGCAGATCATTTGTACTGGGAAAAGTTGTTCACTGGATGGTATCTCTTTACTAAGACGGGAAGAATTCACAAGTGTAGTAGGAGGAAAAAGTAATGGGAACTTACACCGACGCGCTTAACAATCGAACAATCAACCTTGAGGAGAAGATGCAGCTCGAACTAGATCACCTGACGCCCGAAGAACTCGATCTTATTATTGCTAGGGCAGAAGCAAAGAAGAAGGAGAAGGAAGGTTATAATGGATTTAAGAATATTATGAATAATTTCACAATGTCTAGTGGTGATAGGTTTACATATGATGCTTCTCTTAACCTTCTATGGAAGTACAATAACAAAATTCATCAGTGGGAAAAGAGTCGTTATCAATTCCTCCTCGATATCGCTAACAATAAGAGATCTGACGGTAAGCCTTTTGTTGTAAAGAACATCATCAACTATATGATTGGGATTCTAATTAACATCCGTGATGCGATGATTTAATCATGACTAACCCCATCCTCGAAACTAACATCGAAGGTATCTGTGAGACTCATGTTCCAACAGAACTCAAGCTCATTCACGAAAAGATTCTCTACTATCTAGATGCTATCGCTATTCTCGAAGAAAGAGAAGATAGACTCTATAAGGTAGCAGAAGCTCTCGACATTACCATTGAGGATTATCGAGTTGAACTTAGACCACTATCCCGCAATAGTATCAAACCGGTTCCAAACAGCCTCATCTTTGCAGACCGCGATAACGCATATATCGGTGAAATCGTGGACGCCACAACAGCAACCTTTCGTGATGGCTCTAATTAAGCTATTAGAAATGGAACGAGATAACCTCTTTAAGCTGGGTTTGCAGGAAGCTTCAATCCACATCAACAAAAAGAAAGATGCTTAGCTTGTTGCGTGATACAATAGCAGTGGCGGCCATTGGTGATCCAGACCAAACTCCGGGAGGAATCTACATTCCCGATGTAGCTAAAGAAAGAAGCGATCAAGGAGTAGTGAAGTATGTAGGACCAGACGTTAAGACTGTCAAGGTTGGTGATTATGTAGTGTTCTCTGGTTGGACCGGAACAGCATTGCATATTGAAGGTGAACGTGGATTGATGATTCTTCTTCCAGAGTCAGAAGTCGATTGTATCCTTCATCAAGCTGACACTCCTATCTCTGGTCTTTTTCATGTTAGTCGGGATGGTGGATTCTTCCCCGCTACATATGAATCTGCAATCCAGATGCTAAGAGAACAGTTCTTTGAGCTTCCCCGCAAGATTAACCTTAAAGACAGAAGGACTCCAAGATAATGTCTATCCGAGAACTAGATCCCATCTATGCTATTCAGATGGAAGTACATAAGGTTGCTAAAGAGAAGGGATGGTGGGATAATCCTCGTTCTATTGGTGAAGCTCTCATGCTAGTAAACTGTGAGCTTGCTGAGGCAATGGAAGAGTATCGTATTCACGGTACTAATAACCCTTCCTATAAGGTTAATGATAAGCCAGAGGGGTTGGCTATCGAACTAGCTGATGCTATCATTCGCATTCTAGATTTAGCTGAGCATTATGGATTGGATATCGGTAGGGCCATCGAAGAGAAGCATAAGTATAACATGACCCGTCCCTATCGCCACGGAAATAAGAATGCTTAAGGAAAAGTAAGATGTATGTCTCTAATAAGAGAGTACCTCATATCGGACCTCCCAATGCAGACATCTTGATTGTAGGTGAGGCTCCCGGCGAGGATGAAGAACTCCAAGGTAAACCATTCGTAGGACGTTCAGGAGATCTACTTAATCATCTCTTGAATCAAGTAGGTATAGATAGAGATAGTATTAGACTCGCTAACGTATGTAACTATCGTCCACAGGCTAACAACTATAACTTTCTTAATGGTACTTGGCAACTTCAAGATTCCAAGAAGGAACTTCACGAGTATCTCACTACAGCACAGCACAAAGTAATTATCCCAATGGGAAGTATTGCTCTTAACTTCTTTACAGGACAATCTTCTGTATCGAAGTGGAGAGGTTCAGTTCTTAGGTATGATAATAGCTTTGTCCTTCCTACGTTCCATCCCGCATCTTGCTTTCGTGACGGACAGAACGCAACGATCATCGACTTCGATCTTCGCAAAGCACTCAAGGTAATTAAAGAGGGATACACAGATCCCGCTCACGATTTCGCAGATGATCTATCCTCTTCTAACATTTATGAAGTTCTCAGTTTGGTCTCAGCAGCACCATTTGTTTCAATGGACATCGAGTCTATTAGAGGAACTAACCACATCTTATGTGTTGGTTTCGCTGTATCTGGCTCCAAAGCATACTGTATTCGTAATAGATTCCCACTCGGTAGCGGATGTGATCCCGCACTACTCCAAGCTATACAACTCGTGGTTGACTCAGCAAAGTCTGTAACATTCCACAACGGCCTGTTCGATACAGAAATCCTACAGCAATATGGTATCGACTTTAAGGATAAGTACGACTATGATACCATGTATGCACAAAGAGTTATCGCTCCTGAACTTCCCATTGGTCTAGACTTCTGCACTTCTATTTATACCGATGAGCCTTACTACAAGGATGAAGGAAAGGATAACTCTCCCTCCTACAAGCAGACGCTTTGGGAATACAACTGTAAGGACTGTATCACTACCTATCAAATCCGTGTTGCCCAAGAGAAGATCATCTATCAAGACAAATACTTAGAGAAAACTTTCAAGTATCAGATGTCTCTTGTTCCTGTAGCTAAGCATCTCCAAGAGAGTGGAATGCTACTGGATAAGGAAAGAGTAAACTATTTGAAGGAGAAGGTAGAAGAAAGAGTTAAGAAGAATCAAGCATTCATTAACTCTATTGCAGGTGAGCATGTATTGATTACATCTCCTAAGCAAGTACAGAACTTCCTTTATAATAAACTAGGACTTCCTACTAGAACTAATCGAGAAGGCGGAGCGACTACGAATGAAGACGCAGTGGTATCGCTTATGCACTATGCAAAGAAGGAGATGGAGTCAAAGAAGACAACCGAGAAGCAACAAGAATGGCTCTTTAAGCTGGCAGCGCTTAAACTTATTCTCCTCATTCGTGGTGACGAAAAACTCCTTTCTTCCTATCTTGGAGTTACTTGCTCTCCTGATGGAAGAGTCAGATCTTCCTACAAGATTAGTGGTACAGAGACTGGAAGGTGGAGCTGCTCAAATTACATTGATGGTTCGGGATTAAATGCCCAAACACTCCCACGAGATTCGGTTGAAGTAACTGAATCAGGAGAAAGAAGTGAAACCTAAAAGCTCCCACTCTAGTTATAATCTCTTGAAGGCAGATGAAGATCTAGTACCTTCGATGGCTACTAATTATACATCTCCCTTTCGTGCTCCACCATTTGTAACTCCCAACGAAATCCTCTGTATCAAGGTATTCAAGAATACTAGAACGTGGGTTAAGTCCAGGAAGATCCAATCATTCTATCCTCTCATCAAACCTCAATCAATCATTCTCGCTTTGGGCAGGCTAATGTCAAGAGGATACCTTGAACAGAGAGATGAGACTAAGAACTTTGGTAGACAGAAGAATGGGAAATTGAATACTCCCGCCAAGGAATACAAACTAACTAGCCGTGGAAAGAAATATCTCACAGAACTATTGGAGAAGAAAGATGATCGAAAAAATCAAGTCCCTGACGGGGAAGTTCTACCTGCTGATTGAGAAGTATGATGGTACGATCTTCCTCAAGAGTGAAGAGATGGGAAGTGGTATGGAGTTTAAGGATAGAGCCGAGATGCACGAAGTACTCGATAGGATGAGAGAAGTTCTTCCTCCTATTAATGCTTCTGTACCTAAGAAGAAAGTAGACTTTCAAGAGTTCTACGGATGAAACAATCCTACCCCATTAGATCTATCATACGAGCTAGAGATGGATGTTCTCTAATCTCAGTAGACTTGTCCGCAGCAGAAGCTTGGATCGTAGCTTATCTAGCTAATGATCTAAATATGCAGAGAGAGCTAAGAGAGGGAGATGTTCATAAGTTCGCAGCATCCATTGTCTTTCAGAAAGCCCTCGAAGATGTAACTAAGATCGAAAGAAACGAAGTGGGTAAGCCCTGTAATCACTCTCTTAATTATAGAACCTCAGCTAACAAGCTATGCGAAACCATCAATAAGAAGGGTGTTATTACAGTCTCGCTCCCCGCGGCTAAGACCTATTGGAATCGTTGGCATTCTGTCTTCAACGTAAGATTTTGGTGGTCAGAAATTGATGATAAACTCCGCAGAGATAGAACACTAGTAACTCCTTATGGAAGAAAGAGAACCTTCTTCGGATTGTGGAACGATGATCTGCTGAAAGAAGCTACAGCATATGTTCCTCAATCTACAGTTGCAGATCACATGAATGGTAACGTACAGGATGAGTTGGGTATCGAAGGTGGGCTGTTGACAATTCACAATAGAATCATTAAGAAGCATGACGATGAGATTAAGATGATTCAAACAGCTCACGATTCTGTAGTTATCGAGACTCCAAGAACTATCATTTCAGAAATTGCAGAAGAAGTTGTAAGCATTCTCCGCCGTCCACTCGTTGTGAATGGCGAAACCTTTACTATTCCGGTGGACTGTGACATCTATCCAGAGCGTTGGGGAGAAAAGTAAGGATAGTGTAGGCGAAACCAGAAGACTAGATAATTGGTTAACTTCTTTCGCTGAGTGGGCTCTTCCTCGCACAGATGCTCCCGAGAGTTTCGTTTTCTGGGCTGGTGTCTACACTCTCGCAGCAGCATTAAGGAGACAAGTATGGATTCCAAGGGAGCATTTAGGAAGCTGGGAATGCTTTCCCCATTTATATGTAATGTTCGTTGGGCCGCCGGGGATGCGAAAGACTACATCAATGATGAGTTTCGCTCACCCTCTTTTACAACAAGTTGGTGGTCTGACAGACGGGCCTACTTTCTTTACAAAGGAAGCACTGGTCCAGAGACTAATCAATTCCCCGGATTCTTCCATCTATCTAATGGTTGGGGAATTTGCAGATCTTATTCAGAAGAACAAAGCTGGAGAGATGTACGACTTCTTAACGAGTATGTATGATTCGCGAGAAGTCTTGGAAGTAAGCACTATGATGCATGGATTGCAGACGGCTGCGCGACCTTGCTTGAATATGTTTGCTGCTACGACCCCGGCGTGGATTGCGGAGAACATGAGTGCAGGAGTGATCGGTGGGGGTTTCGCATCTCGAATGGTATTTGTATACGAAGAGAAGCTGAGGTCACCAAAATTAATTTTTACTAAGCTGGTGAAGGAGATGAATGAAAGTAAGATGGCAGAAGATCTCCTTCATGATTTGATGATTATCTCTAATATGGCTGGTGAGTTTGGTTTTGCGGATGGAATGGAGGAGTATCTCAACGCATGGGTCCAGACACACGCAGATAATCCATTTAGTGATACACGTCTTGCAGGTTATCATTCCCGCAAACCAATGATGGCCCTTAAGCTAGCTATGATTCATTCGGTTGCTACGAAGAACGAACTAATTCTTGGAGAGAAGGACTTTGAATTTGGACTCCACTCCCTCGGAACAACAGAAAAAAATCTCTCCAAAGTATTTGGGGGAATTGGTAAGAACGAGTTCATTTTTGACATGGCGTCGATCGTCGGCTATGTTATTCAAGAAGGAAGAGTTTCACACGATATGGTCCTGTCTACGTTCCGTTCCGTTGCGACACCAATTAAACTCAATGAACTCATCAGTGGTTGTGTCGCTATGGGTGATATCGAAGTAGATATTGGTAAGGACGGAATGCCATACTACTCAGATCCTGCGCGTAAAAAGAAAGAATAAAAGAAAAACCCCCATACCTCTTTCCTAAATGGATTGAGATATGGGGGCTTTTTTTATTTACTTACACCTTTTACGAATGCCTGGGCAAACTCCTGCATTGCCTTAGTGATTTCATCAATCTTAGTCCTTCTTTCCTCTGGAGTCATCATCTCATTCTCATTGATAATATTCACAGCTGCCCTCATCTTCTGCATCTCTTGCAGGGCTTCCCCATACGTGAGTGCTTGAATGAGTTGTGGTTTCTTATCTTGAATGATAGCTTCAATTCTAGCTGCATTACCCTTAGCCTCTGCATCCTTCAATGAAGCCAAAACATCAGTGTGTTTCATAGCTTCATCGTAGAATTTATTGAGAGCTTGGGTATTTGTGCGAGTAGGACTAGGGAAGAACCCACCAATAAATGGTTTATCACTACTTGCTGGTGCAGTACGATTAGTAGAGACTCTATCTGCATATGCAAATGCTCTATAACCTTCAGTAGTTAGGAAGGTTCTAAAGACATCATCAATCCATGCAGCAGAGATATTACCACCGAGGGCTTCGCTTAGTTTGCGGGCACTGGTAGTGGTATTCATAGTTCTCTGGTCTTGTCCCATTTGATTGGAAGTAGAACCTCCAAATTCACTACTTCCTTCAAAGATACCATTGAACTTATTTCTAGTTACTCCCGCTACCATAGTCTGCAAGGTAAGCGGAATAACATTCACGGAAGTTTGAGCAATAAGTCCCTTGGCAAATCTCTTAACACCTTCTGGATCTTGCTCATTCCAACTATCAAGAGCAGCTTCCATTCCAGTGCCAAAGACTTGTCCATAAAGGAATGGCTTCCTCCACGCAAAGATTGGTTGATCCTCGCCAAGTCTCATGTAGAAGTATTGCTCACCATTCTTAGACTTACGGAGTTGTTGAATCTCCTTATCATCCTTGCCATAGAACCAGAGAATAGCAGAAGGAACAGAGATAAGTGTAGCACCCTTAGCAGCAAGAGAGCCCAGCATAGGTGCATTAAACTTTCCATTCTTAAATGCCATATCTCCAGTCTTAGCAATATCTTGAATACCCATGTTCATAAATGCTGTGATTCTAGCAAGAGACTGCATCTTAGCACCAACTTGCTGTGGATCTGCAATCACATATCTGAACATAGTAGCAGCTTCATCTGCTGTACCTCCAGCATCAAACACTCGGAGAGCAGCTCCCATTCTATTAGCCTGAGAAAGTGCAGATGACATCTTATTCAAGATAGTGAGAGGATTCATATTGGTAATAACTGGAGAAGCAATCTCTTTCTTTAGGTCCTTATAAGTAGAAGAGTAAATATCATGACCTTCCGAGATGAATCTACCACCAACAGATCCTCCCGCAGCCATCACCTGTTGAAACTCTTTTGACTTCGTAAGGATGTGATACATCCCACGAACGGGATCAGCAAAAACTCCCTTCAAAAAACTCATAGGGTGTTGCACAGAAATGGATGGATCATTAGTAACAGAGTTAATGATATCTCTGAATGGAGCCAAACCAACAGTATCATTAAATAGTGAGAAGAGTGTACGAGGAACTCCTTCAGCTTTCCGAAGAGCTTCTACAAATGGATGAGCAGAAGGTGATCCCGCAAATCCATCAAACATCATATCAAAGTCTTCATGAAAAGCCAACCTTCTCCACTCACCCTTATCCTTAAATGTAACTGTTCTGTTGGTCTTATCTAGCTTAAGACTAGACATAACCCCAGCAACCTTCTCCGCAATAATATCTGAAATTTCAGGATTACTTTGTTGAATAGCTCTGATCTCGGCAAGAATCTGAGGATCATTCTTATCAAGAGGAATGATGTCAACAAGCCCCGTCCATCCTTCCTTATCTTGATTAACTCTATTCCAAATCTCTTGCCAGAGTTTAGTCTTCTCAGTTGCCATGATGGCAGTAACAGTGTTCTCGACGTGACGAGAGATAGGATCAAAGATGTGTCCATCTCCACCCTTTCTTCTATCCAAGAATCCTGTCTTACTACCCTCTGTATTTAGATTACGATTCGCGGGCATGTAGTTATACTTCTCCCATGCATCCACAACCGCATCACCAAATACAGGTCTCATGTATTCAGCTTGAACTTTAGTTCTCTTGAACAGCTCATTACCTGCCCAAGCCAAATCGGGTCTCTGCTGTAAGAGATAATTAATATGAGCAAGCTCATCATTCATAGTAGTTCCAGCATTCAGGTTACCTTCAACAACCTGCCTAGCTGAAACATATCTACCAAGATACTCAATACTCTTATCGTCTGTCCCAAATCTTTCTAGGATAGTTGTAAGAGGAAGAGCATCTGCTGGAATATAGTTGCCTGGACTATTGGGATCTGGCAGCATCGGTTGAATCTTAAGATTCTGGAACGCTCTGCCAGTAGATCCGCTTAGTCTATGAGCAATGTTAAGTGGAAGGGTTGCATCCCGAACGTCAGTACCAAAGATCGAGAGTCCTCTCTTATAGTCTTGAGTAGACATACGAAACTTATCAAACTCAGACAACTCGTCAGGAATCTTAGGTCTTTCAAGCTTAACCTTCAACCATCTACCCCAACCGTTATCTTCACTTGGAACCTCTATAGGAATATCTCTTCCCTTCCTATTAATGAATCTAGTAACAGCATTCACTCCAGGAGTAGAAGGAATATCCGTCCACGTGGATACAGTTGGATTAACTGGTGTTCGATTAACTAGCTTAGAGAACAGATTGGCTGGGGGAGATGGATTAAGATTAGCTCCTTGCGGAGTCTTAGCCATCGTAACTCCAGGTCCAATTCCCTTTGCAGTAGTAGGAAGTGTACCCTGAACTGTGGAGGTATTCTGGAACTCTTGATTCATATAAGGAACAATCTCCCTATTATAGTCATCAAGGTTTCTTTGCATACTCTCCTGAAGCTTAGCAATCTCATCCAAGCGTTCGGTAGATACGCCATCAACTTCCATCTTCTTCTGAATATTAGAGATTTGCTTAGCAGCCGTCGCTACTTTATTTAGAATCTTCTCCCCTTCCACTTTAATCTCCTTTAGTGCGGGAGTGAGTGGACGAGGAGTATCCTTCTCGAATATCGTAGTGGACTTGAATCCTTTACCCGGCTTGGCTACTTCAAGAGGATTAACAATGCTGATCTTATCTGCCAAGTTGTTATTGACTAGAGGATCATAGTCCATCTTCAACTTGACATCAGCCATAACATCATCAACCATCTTAAGGAAGGGAGATGTATTAGTAGCAGGATCAACAGCAAACATCTTCTGAGCTGTTCTCGCCGCACCAATACCTCTCATCAAACTTCCAACAGCTGAAACTCCCCCCGCAAAAGCCAATCCTTCAGGAGTGTCAACTGAATTAGGATCAACAATAGCCGAAGCACCAATACCTCCCACAACTTCTGAGGGCAAGCTGGTGATAGCCTTGCCCACAAAAGCTTGTGCGGGTTTACTAGCAAACTTAGAAGCAATTCGAGTAGCAGTATTTCCCAGCATCTTAGCTGCAATAGGAGACATGATAGGTTCAACAACCTTCATAACTCCGGTTCCAGCTACTGCACCGGGAACAAGAGAACCTGCAAACTCACCAACCTTCTGCCTAGTGGTTGATGCTTTGGTTGGCTTTACATTTGAAGCAAGTTGCTGGAGCTTCTTAGATACTCCTGTGAAGAAGGACTGTCCATTATCAATCCCAAGAATGGAATCAATCTTATCAGCAGCCTTCCCCGCAGTACCAAAAATACCAGCAGTAGTATTAAGAGCTCCCTTAGCGACAGACTTATATTCATCTTTAAGTCCTTGTGTGGTATTACCAAACATGAACTTATTGATCTTATCTGTAGCACTAAGCTTCTTTTTGTCTTCCTCTTCTTGGAGGGGATTCATCATAGAAGGTGCTTCATCTTCTACGATAGAATCTAGAGGATTAACAATAGCATCAAGTGGATTGATTCTAGGTTGAATAGGCGCAGTCACTTAACCTCCTTGCTGCGAAAGCGCTAGCTTAATTGCTGCCTTTTCTTCTGCACTATATTTGATTGCGTTATCAATATCTTGGATGGTTGCTTGGCCTGACTTAATCATATCAATAGCCTTCTGAACCTTAGGAGAAGCTGGACTAGTAGCACCTCCGAGACCCTTCATAGATTCATAATACTTAGAGAAGGCAGGCTCAGACTTAATAGCGTTTTGAAATGCAGCACTTGACTGCTGGTGTTGTAGCTTTGCAGCAGCCGCAGCATCAACTGCCTGTTGGTACTTAACTGGATTAATATACATACCAGCAGTTCCCAACTCTGCCACAGCTTTATCTGCATTATTCAGAGCTTGCAAGGCGTTATCTGCATTCATCTGCAGAAATTGAAGGCCCATGAACTTCTCTTGTGGACTCTTCAGTGAAGCAATATCCCGCTGAGCTTGCAGCTTAATTCTCTCCATTGTTGCTTCCCACAACATCTTAAAGGTAGGAGCAATAGTTGGATCAGTAGTAATGCGCTGCATCAAGGGAGTGTTAGGCTTATTCTGCATCATATCTTGAAGAGCTTGTTCCAAGTTGATATTCTCAGCTGGAAACCTAATCCTCAGCCCATCAAGCGTCCGTTGAGTATATTCCCTCTCCCTAGCTTGTGCTTTCTGTTCAGCAATAGTAAGAGCATTCATCTCCTTGGTCTGACCAAAAAGATCTACTGCTCTACCTTCAGCAGAATCCTTTCTCCCCTCTTCCTTATCTTCTCTGGTAATCTTTCTATTACTAACTCCACCAAAGGTGTTAGCAAAATATTCATCCCTCTGTGCCGGAGTGAGACTAGCTTCATAAGCTTCCTTCTGCTTACGAAACTTAAGTCCTTCTCCTTCAGGAAGTCCAGCAATGGGAGACTTACCCATATCTCTAAACCCAAGAGCTTGAGCAAATGCATCCCGCTGAGTAGGATCAAGATCACTCAACTTCAACATCATCGAAGGATCTTGCTGGATCATCTCCTGATACTTTTGGTTAGCATACGCATCAGGGCGAAGTCTCTTATCCAGATTCTGAAAGAGCTTCTCAACTACTCCACCCTTATTGATCTCTTCCCACCAGTTATTTAGCTTTTCCATGATTAGCGTCCAAAGCTAAGGGTGGGCATATAAGAACCAATCGGATTAGCATAACCAGTTGAAGTAGTCATGGGAGTTACATGTGGAAGATTCATAGCTCCAGTGGGAAGTCCACTCATTCCTCCACCACCGAGACCGAACATCCCACCAAGCTTAGAACCAATCATACCACCGAGAGGTCCACCGAGAAGAGTTCCACCAATACCTAGTGCAGTATTAGCGACCTGTCCCCAAGGATTCGATTGCTGAATAGTCTGAGCTTGTGCAGTATTGAGAGAGTTATTCTGACCAAAGCCTTGCATCATATTCTGAAGCATCGCCATCATGTTACCATTGCCAAGCTGGTTGAGGTTAAGTCCATTGCCGATCATGTTGTTAAACATGTTAGCATTCAGACCATTTGCAGCTTGACCGAAGTTAGCGTTGTTAGATGCGTTACTAAGGTTGAAGTTGTTCGCCATGTTAGCGTTATTAAATAGTGCACTATTGTTAGAATTTACAGCACTATTATTTAGGTTAGCTGCATTAATGCCAAAGCTGTTACCCATGCCCTGATTGTTAATCATCGAGTTCATGAGGTTAGAAGCCCAGCTATTCTGCATACCAGCATTTCCCATAGCCTGTTCAGCACCCATACCAAGTTGGGAAAGGTCTTGACCTCTCATTCCCAATCCAGTAGAAAGGTCTTGACCTCTAGCACCAACAAGATTGTTAGCCATAGAGTTGAACATGCTAGTCATGTTGTTGTTTCCCTGCAAACCACCCTGCATATTTGCAGTAGAAACATTGGAGTTAATATTCTTATTCTGCAAACCAACATCAGCAAGAGATCTATTCCCTTGGAGATCTTGATTCATGAGTTGCATCGCTTGATTCCGACGCATCGAAGCATCTTGTGCAGCAAGCTCTGCATTCAAGTTAGACTCAGCATATTGAGCACCAGTGCCCAGAGCACCAGCACCTTCTGCACCAAACCTAGCCCGCATATCTGCAATAGCTTTCTGCTTATTTCTATCCAACAGAGGATCTTGCCCAACAGTATTGTAGGCAGTATTGTAATCCATCTGAGGAGTCATGTTCACATCTGGCCCAGCGGATGCAGCACTAAATCCACCGTTACCATTATTCAACATACTCATACCCTTACCAAACAAAGCAGTGGTACTAGGATCGTAACCACTACCTACATTTCGCAAAGGGGCTTGAGTATTGAAAGTAGATTGTGCAGCGTTAGGACCAAATTGTGAAAGGTCTGCCATCCCAGTTTGCCCCTGACCAAAGTTGGTAGGAAGCATAGAGGGATCAAACGTTTGCATGGTTGGTGCAGTATATTGATTACCATACTGAGTAGGATTCTTAAACCAATTCTGAATGGCTGCATTAGCACCACTCGGATCATTGGTTCCACCACTCATTGCGGTATTGAATGCGTTACCGAAAGCTGAAGTTTGCTGGCCGGGTTGGTTGTTGTTGGAGTTTGCTTGGTTAATCTGCCCAAGTAGGAATTGATTCCATCCGTTAGCAACCTGACCGCCAAGCTGACTACCACCAACAGTTTTAGTTTTCGCTCCCATTCTTCAAATCCTCTACCGTAGCTGGTTCTGTTAGAATCTCTGTTCTCAGGATTCCATACTGGAGTGCGTCGAACCACTTACCTTTCCAGAACGCACACTTACGCTTCTTGCCTTCCATCTTAAATCCAACCCTATCAACGAACTGGAAGACTTTCTCGTTGACATAAGCAGGAAGAGAAACGTTAAGGCGAACGAGAGTTGGGAACTCTGTGAATATGTATCGCAGCATTTCCCTCGTCATTTCTTCTCGACCTTCCAACCTCTTATCGAAGAAGGTAAAGTGAGCGTCCGCCTGTTCTGGATAGATTTCCGTCAAATAGTAGATACCAACAAAGTCATCCACAACCCATAGCAATCCCGTCAAGGAAAGCTTGCCATCCCGCACTGTAAAGAAATGACGATAGAAATCATCAAAGTCTTTCAGTGGTCTCCCGAAGATGACCGGGAATTGTCTACACTTCTCATAGAAAACTCGCAAGCTTTCAGTGGAGATGTAGAGTGGACGAACGGAGCGCACAATTGTCGCTTTCTTCTCTTTACATGGAACGGATAGGATAATCTCGTCCATCTTAACCTCTTAGAACGGCTTGGTGAAAGATGTCTGAATACCTTCAAGACCATACTCTAGGATCTCGATGTTACAGCTAGTCATCTCGATCTTCCAGCTAAACTCAGGAGTTCTAATATTCTTAGCAACAGTAGCTCTCTTTCTCTTACCTACATCAGCAGAAGAGATTGTCTCTGTATAAACGCTTTCCCAGGTTTGTCCAGCATCCCTAGAAACATAGAGAGTCCAGTCTCCACTCCTCACTACCTTATAACGGAAAGAGAATCTAGCAATCTGGAGGTCATCTCTTCCCGCTGTGTAGATCTTAGAGATAATATAAGAAGAGAAGCTAGATCCATTATCTGTAATGAGAGTGTTAGTAGACTTTAGAATGTCTCCACTATTCAAGCCGTAATAAAGAGTAGGAGGAGAAATACTAGTGTTAGTAAGACTATCAATTGTTCCCACCAACGCATCAATCGTTCCTGAGAGGAAATCAATGGTAAGAGTAGGAGCACTAGCATCGAGAGAAGATACAGATACAACATTAGTACGTACATTCTCTACCCACGATTGTGTCTCGTAATCAAACACATACTCATAGGTATCGTTTGAAAGAGAAGAAGGAATGAGGAGATGGTAGCGATTATTAATAGGATCATATGCTCCCATGATAGCTGAAAGATCAGTGATCTTACTCTTAAGCTCCTCTCGAATAGGATTACCAATAGGGATAGGATCATTCCCAATCGTATAATCATATACTTGATTCGCTCTACTATCATACCATACGATACCATTCTGCTTCTGGCTTGCGGAGTTTGGCGTATCGCAACCCACAAATGGGTAGCTCGCTTGGAATTGAAACGGATTCGAGGCAACAGGGCGTTTTGTGACAGTCCAAAGGGAACGCTCCCGTAGAATCAGAGTCACCGAGGCGAAGCCAAATAATCCAGTGATGGGGTCTGCAAAGTCCGTCGATGCTTCCACCAAAGGAGTCGAACCCGCTGACAGATCCGTTACTGGATTCCATTGTGAAAAGTTCAGATCCCCGCTCCAACCAACCATAACAGGATTAGGGCTAGTTGAATCGTATAGGTTAGCACCGACAAGGCGATTGAAGAATCCACAAATGTACTTGTACTTTCCTGCATTTCCTAGGGCAGCATAAGTATTTGCAGAGAAGTTAATCTCCTGGATTTCTTTGTTACCTACCGAAAAGAAGAAACGATCATTAAGAGTAGTAATACGAATTCGAGTAGTGTTAGAAATAGAGAAAGGAGAGCCCGACGTAATTTCGGTCCACGCTCCCACGCTCTGACGATAGATCTTGTTCTTTGTAAATCGTAGATTGACAGTACTGCCATCAAACCTCTTAAACTGAGTATACAGAAGAACAGGATCAGAATTGGGTTTTGTAGGGGTAATGACTTCAGATCCATATCTCTTCCTTGCCCGATCAGCTTTAATCTCAATATTACGGGCAGATACTACTTGATAGTTAGGGAGGTCCGCAGGATCAACATATGTGTTCATCCCGCCATTGATGCGAGCTTCAACTACGAGAAGTTCCTGTTCCGGCTGTTGACCATTCGGTACAGAGAACCTCTTTATAGGAGTGGTAACAGGCCGGGTTGTCATGGGCTAAACTCTACATGAAAGCTTGAGATGGTTCCTACAACAGAACCTGCAAAGTTATCATCACTCACTGCCATATCCCTAATCCACAAGTTAGCAATTCTTGCTGCTACTGGGAGGGAGAGAGTGTCAGTCTTATATACATATCCCACACCATTAGAGATGCGAGCAGAAGTTAGTGCAGATGTATTTGTCCAAGAACTTCCATTATCCGTAGAATAAGACAGGATAGGATCAATATGTCCACCTGTAGTAATCTCTCCCGCCCAAGAGATTCTGAAGTTAGTATATCCTAGAGCGTTGATTCTAACACCAATATGCTTAGATCCGATAGAAGATGTAACGCTACCAGATCCTCTAGAGATAGCTGTAGGTGTTCCTAACAGATTTACACCAGATGCAGATTGAGCAAATGCAGTACCTGTTAGAGTGAGTCCCGCACCAGCAGTATAAGAAGCTACTGTAGGTGCAGCGTTCTCAATCCAAACACTACTGATCCTAGTAAAAGAATATACAGCGTTCACAGCAAGTAGTTTGTTTGCAGCTGTATTAGTCTTAATGAGAGCGCCATGTTGGATAGTGGTAAACCCATCCCCAAGTACTAGAATGTTTTGTCCTTCCTGACCGTACAGAAAGTCAGTAACTGTAACGGCTCCCGTGTTTGCAAACTTTACTCTCTCTACATTCAATACTGAGGGAGTAGTATTAGATAGAGGAGCATTGAGTACGGGATTCTCAGGAAGCTCAGAAAAGCTAACAGAAGAGAAGAATCTAACTGGAAGCGAAATAGGAAGATAGAACTCCTTCGCTTTCTTCAAGTTCTGTTGTACATTATCCCTCGCATCCTCGATGGCCATAATTAGAATCCAAAGGTATCTGTAGCAACCTGACCTTGAGCTATATTCGTAATAGAATCTGGGTATGTATAAACAGCAAATACTTCTAGTGTACCACTTCCAGCATAACTAGCCCCGTCTCCAAAGCAATTAAAGCTGAATGATGGTGTAGTATTAATGGAAGTTACATCCTGATAAGAATCAAACGATGCCCCATAAACACTACCATTACGGGTAATAACACTACCATAGAAGCGTGCTCTAATCTTATATCCTACCATCCCAGCAGGAATAATAACATCAGCAGTTACACCTACGTTAGTTTGGATTACATTTAAGTTATTGATTGTGATGCTTCCCAGACCTTGAAGAGTAGTAGAATAAGTAATATATCCTCCAGTATCAGGTACGGTTCCCGCAGTACCAGTAATATAAGGTCCGCTATAGTTGAAGAAGCTATTCTTAACATGGACCCTTAGGTTCAACCCAACGACATAATCAAGAGTAGAAATAGCAGCATCGGCAATCTCCACCCAGGATGAACCATTCCAGTATTCACTCTGGATAACATCATCTGGATCTATAAGAGCACCAGTAAGTGATGTCGTATAGTAGATCTTGCCAGAACTGTTCTCTTGAATCTCACTAACTGTTCCTGAGATACTACCTACCCTAAATCTCCCAACTCCAATAGGTTTAGGAAACATTCCAACCGCTACCTCCTACCACTGCCAAACCAATGGAAGAGGTATATGAAGTAATAGTAATCATCGTGCAGAGATTAGCAGTAGTAACGAAAGTAGGAGTTGAAGTATAACGCACACCAGAAGGCATCGTAATAGTTCTACCGCCAGTACCATCCTGTTTAAGCATCAATACATAGGTAGTGCCTACCTTCATGTTAGATACACTAAAGGTAACATTACCTGTCAAAGTTGCTTTAATATAGTTACCAACTGTATCAAAGTCTAGAGCTGTGGCTCCTGTAATGTTACCAAGATCCGTAGATGATTGATAGGCTTGCTTTCCACTAATAGTTACTTCGCTACCAACCTTAGTAACAGTAACATTAGTAGAGACAGTCCAATCACCGCCGAACACATCATTCAATCTCTCGGTAACTGCAAGCTTAATCTGCTTGAGGAACAAGTCGATATCACTTGCAGCCGCAGTAGCGCCATCTGGTTTAGTGGAATCTACACCATCGTTATTTGTATATGCCATTTAGGGATACCTCTGTCGCAAGATAGAAACCCCGGCTCTGCTGTAATCACTACGTTCCTTAGCTTTATTCGTGGATGCAGTTAGAACGAGAGCATCTCTTTCATTACGAATAGCCAAGGCTCGATTGTATTCACCAAGTACATCCCGGAAGATTCTGTACAATCCACCAAGATATACATACTCATGCCACGAACTAGGAATACCAGGACCAGAAACTCCAACATCACCAAGAGACTTCTTAAAGAGAATGTTTACCGAGTACGTCTGATCTGGTACGGGGTTGAGATACAAATATGAATTATAGCGAGAATACTGAGTTGGATAACCCCGCGAAGTAGTATTGTCATCCAAGACATCTTTCAAGTTCTGGTAGTCTGTGGGCTCGATATCTACCCAGACATCAGAATCTGGATCGAGATAAGTAACATGAAGTAGATAATCAAAGTCAGTAAGTAAGCTCGAAAGATCATACTGACGCGTTCCAATAACTGTAGTAATAGTTGTTTCGTCTTCCTTCTCACGGAAGTCAACCTTATCTTGAAGTTCCCAGTATGAGTTATTTAGTTGTTGGTCAATCTCAGCTTGAGTGACGGTGCTACTATTAGTACCTGTAGCCCGCCAGATAGCATCCCGCATTTCCTGGAGAGTCATACCTTAACCTCATATTTTCTCCACAAAGCTAGAGCTGTCTCTTCGGTTCTCTTTGTACGAATCAGCCAGCCCTTAAGGAACTTCTCGTTTTTGCCTTTACTGATAGATACATAAAAAGCCTCCCGTGCACGGGAATAAGCCTTGATAAGCTCTTCAATTCCCTTAGCATAAGAGGCCACAGCATCAATGGTCTTAGGTCCAATCAAACCATCATCAGTAACTCCAACAACTTTCTGTAGAGTTTTAGCTGCCCTACCAATTCCAGCATTTACAGCAAAATCAAAGTGAACAAGATTAACACCAACGGGAAGCTTATGGCACTTACCATCAAGCCAATAATTGCGATAGTAAATCTCTTCCGCTTCTCCATCTTCAATATTACGAACGGGTTGAACAGGTAGCTTCTCGTTCAAACGATACCGATTATAAACGGATTGAGTGATTCCTTTATTGGTAGCACCGCCGCTATCATCAGGATCATTTACATATCCACCCTCGTGCTTCAAGATGAGTGGAAGTGAAGACTCAAACTCAGGACTCATCATCCTCTTCCTCATCTTCATTGTGTTGCTGGGAATGAGTAGTTCCCGCCATCCCAGCCAAAGTATATGTAACCCTCTCTAGTTTTCTTTCTAGCCTGCGTACTCTTGATCGAATACCATCAGCACCAATCAAGATCGTTCTCAGCTGAATAAGCTCCTCATTATTTCGTCTTTGGTTATTATAGATACCTACAATAACAGGAGCAACTACAACCTGAATGATCTTAATCAAACCATCAAGCAACTCAGGCGTGGTCATTCTCTATGGCTCTCTCGATAAATACGGTGATAGATTCTCTTCCACACTCTTTAACTTCACACCATACTTCTAATCCATCATCAACCTTAAGTATTTCCTTACCGTCGCTAATCGAGAGAGAATCGCTAGAAGGATGTTTGGTTTTGAACTCCAACGTGGAGCCATTTGCAGTGGAAACCAACCTCCAAGATCCTCTCCCGACTAGGACGGAAGGAGACTTAAGATTGGGTTGCGGAGTAGCAGCAACGAATAGGGGCAACCGCATCTTTATTTCCGTTTAACGGTGACGAATTAGAATCTGCATTTCATTACCAGAAGAACCAGTAGTGAGTGCAGTACCGAGCATTTGCCCAGCAGTTGTACCAGCAACAACTCTACCAGCAGTTCCCGCAGCATCAGGCATAACACTAAAGTTAGTTGCGGCAGTAATAGTACCACCTGCAACAACCGTAGCAATACCCGAAACCTGAACAAGAACTTCCTGACCAGAAGCAGACGTAGCCGCAAAGCCAGTCTTTGTAATGATATTCATTTGGGTAGATCTACCACCAACAACTACACCGATAAAACCAGCATAGTTAGCAGCAGTAAGACTCTTGTTAACAGTGTTTGCGGCAGAAAGATAAACGCAATCACCAGTATTAAGAGCAGCACCCGAAGTGAATACTTCCACAACACCACCCACACCACCGGAAGTCTTATCTTCACGGGGCTTGGAGTGAGTAATGAAAGAGAAAGCTGTAGCGCGCACTTTTATACTCCTTTCATTAAAGGATACAACTTAATTACGACGGCGAAGCACCGTACCAGCCGCGCCAGTTGTAGAAGTAAAGGAAGATACGCATACGAGCGCGAACCTTCTGCACGTCCGTATCGTTATCATACCAATCCTTCAGCGAAAGCTTCGAGCGAATATCAAGATGAGCGTCGTTAAGCGACGGATCAATCATGAAATACTTGGTGGTCGACGTCATGTAATGCGACACAGTATAGTCGATCTTACCAAGCTGACCCTTAATTGCGTTATCGTCGTTATTCGCAGTAAAGGGTTCCTTCTCCATCCCGAAGATCTTCCAAGCATCCTGAATAACACCCTGCTCATTCGGGATAATGCACTTGCTCAGACGAACAACAATAGGATCATTGTTCTGGTCCTTACAAGTACCAGCAAGCTGCATCAGGTTAGTAACACCGGCGATCGAGAAACCAACTTCAGTCGTCGGACGATTAGCAACCGTTGAGCTAGAACCCATAAGAGTATGGGCGGTCGAAAGAAGTGCAAGACCATCTTCACCGGCAAAAATCGAATTAGATGTTGCACCATCAAGGAGTGCAGCAGCCTGATATTCCATCGTCAGACGAGCCGCACGGCCAAGATGATAAGCACCCTTATTCAGTTTACCATAGAAGTCATCTTCAATCGCACGGAGAGAAACACCATAAGCTGCCTTAAACTCACGATCAACAGCGGCAGCCTTACGACCCATCTCAACCGTATCAAACGAAGCGGGTTCACCATCACCAACTTGATAGAGACGATTCAGACCACGAACCGTAGCCATCTCGATTTCAGGCTTATCCCTAGTTTCGGACTTAAGCCAGAACTTCCACTCTTCCGGGAACTCGTTATAAGAATCCCAGAACTCACTCCGCAGGCCAGGACGAAAAGCAAGCGGATTAAGATTACGAGTTACGATACCACCAGCCATTGTTCAATTCTCCCTATATAGGATTAGATTTCGACGGCGTAGGATTCAATGAAGCGGAAGTACACCTCATTGTTATCGGTATCAATCTTGGTAATCACAACACGAGCATTCGTCGTGGTCTTGTTCTTATCAACAGACCAAACGTTCGAGTTTTCCGTGATACCGTAGCTTGCACCAATATCAGCAGTAACGGGAGCAATAAGAGTAGCCGAACCGTTAGTGAGCTTACCCTTAAAGATATTCCCATTCGCCATATACACCGACGTATTCTTAGCGCGATGCGTTACAACAGTAGGCTGGTTAGCCATATTGTAACCGGGAGCAGCATCATAAGCGTTGCAAGAAACGCCAAGAATAGTACCTGCACCAGGATTCGTACCTGCGTCCGTAGCTTCACCCGAGCTAAGGATCAGAACATCACCCGCTTCAAAGGTAGCACCAGAAGCCGCAACATAATTGAGGATTCGAGGAGTACCATTGTTCGGGCCGTAAACCGCAGCAAAACCCGACATTTACTTTTCTCCTGATTGAGCGTTCATACGCATCTGAAGTTGTGTACCACTAACCTTCTCTACACTCGATTCCAAAGTAGTAGAACCGACATCCCCCAGTTCTTGCTTGACTGCTGACATGAAGTCGAGATCTGCTCTCCGAGGGTCGTGAGTACGCTTAACGTGCTCAGATTCGATAGCTTGCAGAATTTCGTACTTTGCCTTGGAAATCGAATAACACCGTACATCTGCGATACGAGGATTTCCCGCACCATCAGTATGTACAAAATCGCTCCCCTTAGCAAGTTCATCATTAACAATGAATCCCTTTGCGGTAAGTCGAGCGTGAGTTCCGGGATCATCCTTATGCCACTCGTAATGAATCCCAGGAGGAGCATTCTTGATCTTGAACTTATCTACTGTAAATCCACGATCAAGAACTTGAATCATGCGTGCTGCATATGCTTCGAGATCTTCGTCTTGCTCCACCGGATTGTTGGTAGGAGTAAGATTAATTGCGTCTGGTCTGTTAGACATTAGAAGTTAACCTCATCGGCCTGAAGAAAGCTCATGTATGCATCTTCTTGTCCCGGCTTGAATCCCAAATTCTCCATATACTTACGCTGAGATTCAGTCAATTGAACCTTTGACTTCGGAGCCGCAGATTGCCGAGGAGTATTAGAAGGAGCGTTAGCAGGAACAACTGGGCGGGCATTCGCAACTTCCCGACGAGCGGGAGCTTCTTCCTTAGGAGTGTTTCTCATTTCAAGACTCATTTGTCCAAGGACAGCAAGGGTTGCGAATTGAATTGCTTGCGGCGTAGCTTCAACATCACCAAGAACATTCCTAACTCGTGGTGCAAGAACTTCTGCATACGAAGCAAGGTTAGGATCAATGGCGGAAACAACGCTGTTGAAGTTCGACGTAAACATCCGCTCTCTACGAATATTTTCTGCTTCGGCATTAATAGGAGCCATAAGCTTGGACATCTTGCGTTCAAGCATGGTTTCCATCGACCGAGCAGGAGCCTCACGGAAATCATCATCCGTAATCTGCGGCTCTTCCTGCTTAGGAGTCAAACGGGCAGTAAGTTCATCCATCCGCTGACGGAGTTGCATAGTCTGCTGTGCAGCATTCTTAGCAACCGTGCGAAGAATATTAAGTTCTTCATCACGTGGATCAACAGAAGGAGTTTCAGTAGATTGCTGTTGGTCTGACGACTCCTGAGTTTCTGGTGCCGCCGACTCCTCCATCTGGTCGGTAACTTGCCCGTTCAGTTCTTCGTCCATCTTCTTCCACCTTTTGTTTGAGGTCTAACAGATAGTTTGAAATACCTTCAAGGGATTTGATTTCACCTTGAATCCTGCAAGCATCATCCCACTCCCGAGAGATTGCCAGGGATCGCAGGGAAGATGCTCGACGCATTTGGAGCAACGACAAGATTGCTTTCAAAACCTCCGGGGTTTGGACTACTCCCCTGAGGATTGATTCCACCGCCGGCTCCGTTAGCGGGTCCAACAGCTTGTCCAACGGGTGATGTGACATTTGAAGGATTGATTAGATAGCGATCAGCATTGCGGATATCAAAGGTTTCAAGAATATGCCGCATAGCAAGGTTAGCTCCGTCCATAACAGTTCCAAGCATCTTAGCCATGACCTCAGGCTGAACATTCGGATTCTGTTGGAGAAGTTGCAACATACTCGTATAATAATTCTGGAACATACCAACGAGTTGTGTTGCGTCCTGCCGATCCTTCATCTTATTCTTATTCTGATTAGCTAGGCCAACATGAAGAAGATAGCCTCTGCGGAACTCTTCATAGGGTTGCTTGAAGAAGGCTTCAATGTCTGCTCCTCTCGGAGAATACTTAAGCCTTTCTACATTTACTCCCCACTGTTGAATATCGCAAACGTTATCTTCAATTACAGTTGAGAGGAGTTCTCGAGCGTTTGAATAATTGTAATCGAATTTCCTCGCACTCTCTTGAACTCTTGCCATGCTATCAGTAGCAGTGCCGGGGGTACCAGCATTAGGCATACCAAGAGTGAGATCATTAACGCCATTGCGTTGCTGAGCATAGACGTTAATTTGATTTTCATCGTTGTAAGACGAAGCTTTAACATCGCCCATTTCCATGGGTTCGATGTCAGACATCTCATCAAGGAACCAGAACTTGCCGGGGAAGATAGGTTCACCATCTTTAATCCCAGAGTTACGGTTAACCTTGAACATTCTCATGTTGGCAATAGCCGAGTTATCCAATCTTTGTCTATGGATAGCTGTAGCTTCAGCTTGAAATTGTTCTGTTTGCTTAGCAATTCCAAGACCATACCAACGATTTTCTAGTGGAAAGTAAACTCCAGATCTAAAGGGCCTACGAAGATCATTGTACCAATTATACCACATGGCACAGATAGTCTGAGTAACTCTCTCATAGATGAAGAAGATTTCTTTCTCATCAATAAACTCAGGCTCATCATCGTAGGGATCAGTAGGATCCTTTACATTCCACTTTGTTGCTACCCAATAAAGCTGGGCGTCTTCTCTCCAGTCTGGAGTAGTATCTGTAAGCTCTTCGACTTTCTGCTTATAATCATCAGCAGAGTCGATAGAGTTAGAAGAAGTATTCTGATATGCAGGACAGAGGGCTTCATAGGTTCCTCCTCTAAAATACCCATCTGCTTCTCTAGCCATAATCTGACTAGGATTCATCCAGAATACCTTTCCACACCATCTAGCTGTCTGTGGATCAAGACAATCAAATGGCATAAGGAACGTGGAGATAGGAACTGATACATTCCACGGTCCATTGTATACAGTTACTTCAAACTCGCTTTCACCTTTACTACTAGAACGAACACCACGGCGAGTTTCATGACGCCATGTTGTTTCGATAACACCAGTACCAAGCTTCTGAAGTTCAAGAATTGCAGGTTCTACTTGCTTTCTAAAGTTCATCCCACGCATAATCTCATCATCGAGATAGACTTCAATCTCACTCTCGAGATCTTTTTGCTCGGGATTCTTTACCTCACAGAAGATTTTAGTAGCCTGTGAGAAAGCAGTTTGCATTGTTCTTGAATGAACAGCCTCTAGGGCGATGGCTGTCAATGGTACTATAATAGTACTTGCCCCGAGGAAAGGGAAGTTAGCCACTTCTGTCTGGGGCTCCGCGATGTAATCAGCTTGATAACGCTTCCAGCGTTCAATCAAATCAACGCGTTCAGCAAGATGATTAGTTAGCTCAGCCTCGATCCACTTTTTAAGGGCAGCTTCCTGAGTCTCTCCCAGATTGATTTGCCTTGGGTATTTCATTTCTCCCTATATAACGAAAAGTTTTAACCGCGCGTTACGAGTGTAGAGTGATGATGGTCCCGCGCCGTGACCCGAAGATCCTCGCGTCGCTCGGCATCGCTGCGCTTGCCGAAAGCTCCGCTCGAAATTCTGGCTCCGCAATTAGAATCTAATTTTAGGTTTAATTCTAATATCCTTGGGACCGGGAGTGGAATAGCCATCATACCAGAGAGAGTGCAACCTCACTAAATCCTGAGAGAAGTAATCTTCTATAGTGTGTTCTGTCTTCTGTACTTCATGAAGGACTGCCTCTAAACTTTCTGCTTGTAGTCTATCATTAACAGTCATAGTGGCAAGAAGATGGATATCTCCCTTGAACTTCCTATGCTTTTCAAGTCTAGACTTCAAGTCATCAGTTACACCTACATACCTAGTTGTTTCGTCCTCTAGGACTAAGCAATAGATATGAGACATATACTAACTTTGTGAAGGTCCGAAGAGAAGTTCAAACACACTCTTCAGATCCTTTACATAAATACTCTTAGAGATAAACCACACTCTAACTGTGGTGAGCTTTCTCTCTTGATTAGAGAAGTACCAAACCCAGAAGGCTTTGGAGATGAGTTCCCGGATCAGGGAGAGATCTGTCTCCTTACTTACCTGATTTAGATTTAGCTCGTTGAGAATCATCTTTCTTCTTTGGTGGGAGGAATTGTGATGCTGCGGGGAGACCCAACAAACTCCACAATCTTTGGCCTTCTAGAACTTTATCTCTGGCTTCCTTGGGGAAAGGAATAGCAGTGCCAGAAGGCTTTCCAGGCTTTGTTAGCCTAGGGATGAATTGTGTTAAGTCTTGCCTCAAGGCTTCAAGTTGAACTTCGTCTGGGAAGATTTCCTGCGAGTACGGATACATGTTATTATAATCGGCATTTTCCTTCTTGGCCCGCTCTAGCGCAGCAATAATATGTTCAGGGGAGGCCTCCATATGTCTATCGTTAGACAACATATGATTTGTTACAATTCTTCTAGCATCGCCTATAAATCTAGGTTGGGGTCCTATGATGCTACCATTAATACTACCAGTCATGAACTGCTTAAATTTATGTTCTGCAAGCAAATCATCTAAGATAGGGTTTCTTGGGGAAGAAATTAGAGATTCCGGCTGAACTTCTGTTCCAAGCTGCTTCTTAAGATACTCTACGAGCTGATTGGGAAGATCTTTATCATATACCTTTCTGCCTTCTTTAGGCAACCCTACCGCTTTACTAACAGCCCTTCCAGAAGGAAAGATAATTTCTTCCGCTCCTTCCGTTGCAGCACGATGTAAAGCTTGCTTCAAAAAGAGTTCAGGCCACTCTTTATCGCCTTGAAATGGAAGTGGGACTACACCATCCAAACCCTTTTGATAACTTTCTAGTGCTCGCCTGGCATCATCAATATCATAATCCATATCATGATAAGTATATGCCGAGTATCCTGGAGTTCCTTCTAACTGTTTATAAGCAACTTGAGCGTCCGCTAAATTTTTAAGTCTATTAGTAAGCCTCTGAACTTCTTCAGGTAGAGGTTCTCCAAGCTTGCTCAGTGTGCCGTGGTTTCTTGCCTTTTGGTGTGTATCGGATTGAATTTCATAAATACCTAGGGCTGGCTTTCCATTCCTTTCCCCCATAATGGAGCTACTCCAACCAACCTGATTCTTTTCATTAAAATGACTGGGATATTGTTCAAGCTTCTTTGGCTCTCTGATCTTTGCTAGCCAATCGGGTTCGGAAGCTCTAAGAGCATTGAGCTGCTTTGTAGCCTCATGGTAATTATCAAATACTGCTCTGCGGGCCGGGTCACCTTGAGGTAACAAGATGGCATCTGACATCTGGCTTCCAAGCTCATATATGCGAGCATTTAATTCTTTGTAATGCTTTCTAAAGTTTACTGCAGCTTCATCTTCAAAGACTCTAGGAGGCTCCCCTGTAATAACCCTCTCTTGGATGGTTGACTTATCAGGAGTAAAACTCCGGTCAAATTTAGGAACTAAGCCGTCGTAAGGGGTAGTATTAGCATCATAAATATGCTCTTGCAGCCTCACGGGATGCTCATTATACAGCTTCTGCAAAACATACTTAGGAATAACTTGGTCCGGATTAGCTTCCAGATAATCCTTGAGTCCAGTATGATCTAGCTCTCCCTTAGGCGCAGACTTCTCGAGAAAGCTCTTCCATTGTTTCCCCGGAGCTTTGCCCGGTCCCATAACAAGAGCCTTCTGAAGTCTAGAATACAGTGTTTCCAAGAAAGGCTTAACAGCTGCGTTCCCTCCAACCTTCTCAAGGGGATTGTTTACATTCATAACAAGATTCATCATATATTCATTTGCAGCATCCCGCTCAACCTTATTTGCATCGCCGGGATGTAGCATCCCCATCATAGAATTAAATCTATCTTGCTTCTCTTTCTCAAAATCCCATACAGGTTCAGAGATAGCAGGAGGATTATTTTGAGCTGGAGCTGGCTGAAAGAATTTCTGCAGCGGATGTTCTTTGTAGATGGGCTCTTTTAATAGTTCACTGAGGATGGATCCTAATCCAGGATACTGTCCCTCTGCCTCACCTAAGCTATTACGAAGCTTATTTTCATCCTTAATGAACTCATTATTTGGATTGGCCATATTCCGAAGGGCCTGAAATGCAGCAGCAAATGATTCTGCATAGGCTTCCCTGGGACCGGCCTTGCTATAATCATTGATTTTATCTAAAGCTTTTTGTTGGAGAGGACTCGTAGCTTTTGATGGAATTGCAAATCTTTTATCAGGTACTGTAAATGGAAGCGATCCAAGCTGCTTTCGATGGCCCATCTCGTGAGCCAGAATATGCTCCTGGCCATAAGGATCGTCACTTGATACTGCTACTGCATTAAACAGAGGATGATAAGATCCTGCCGCACCTCTTAACTTATTGATTAGCTCTGGCAGGCTTCCCCTGTGAATGGAAGTATTCTTTCCATCTGTAACTGCACGGAGAGTATCCATCATGGGACTATCCTCTGGATGTAGAGAGTAGTCCTCAGGAGCTACAGTACCTCTAAGATAATCTAGAAGATTCTTAGGAGGTTGTTGTAGTTGTGGCGGAGGCTGTTGAAATGGAAATGGAAAGGGAACTGTCACTTAAGGTTCTCCTCACTATATGTTCTCTTCTTTCTATGCTGCTTCTTGTGGCACCTCACACAGAGAAGAACTGCATTATCAGTTTCTAGTGCAAGGGACGGATCATCATACACTCTAATGATATGATGTACTTCTCTTCCCATCTTCCCACACTTACACAAACCACCATCTCTCGTTCTCACTTCTAAAAGGAAAGCTTTATACTCAGCAGTCTCATATAGAAGCTTCCTACATTTGTTCCACTTCTTGAAGAACTCTTCTGGACCAATCCACTTCTTCTTAAGAAGGATTAGGGCCCTGATTAGTTTCTTCGCTGTTAGGGTTCTTTGTGCCATTCTTATCCGTAAGAGAAGGTCCCATATAACCTCCAACAATAGCAACAGCAACAAGTCCACCAAGAACTAGAGGATTGTTACTATTAGAAATTGCTGACACACAACCATCTCTTATGTCTTGAGGAAGAAGCACGAGTGCAATAGCCCCAACACCAGACAAAGAACCAACAAAAGTGGTAGTTCTGGACTGTGATAGTTTCGCAATCACCAGCTCTCCTGTGGGTTAGCCCCAGATATGATACGTGAATATCCTGTGAGAGGATCCTTATTCTTCTTGATCCACTCGATTGCACTATCTCTCTTCTCTACTTCCTCACTCCCTGCTGCGGATCTCCAGAACACAGGACCATAAGCAAGAGCATCTAGTGTATGATACTCTTTAAGTCCAGGAAACTTCCGAAACTGGTCAATGATTTCTGTTTGAGAGGAATGCATCCAGATTTGACCATTAGCGAACCAGTTACTAAGTCCTCTAACGCGATCTTCTTTAGCTTTTTGTTTGGTTTTAGCGGGCAAGATGCGGAAATGGATTCCCTTTACAGACATCTCCAGCTGAATCCAAGGTCTAAATAGCTGAGAAAAGAGAACTTCTTCAATCACTACTGCTCTAGGAGACCACTTATTGACTAACTGAAAGATCCTCTTAACGAGTTCGGGAGGTTGATAAGGCCTCATCTCCTCTTCAAGAATGAAAGCCTTAGGATTCCTCTCTCCATTGGTTCCTGTTACGATAATACCACTATTACCTACCGTAGCAGGATCAATGAAAACTAGTCTATCTAGCTCCAACCAGCTAAGAGTAACGTTTCTCCCGCTAGAAGGATCTTCATAAACCAATCTTCTCTTGTCGGGATTCTCCCACTCCAATCTCTCGTAGTATCTCTCCCATGCCATATTGAACTCACTATCACCAGATAGAGGATCATTAAGGTACTGAGAGTTATATACGATAGGATTCTTCTTGAGAATCTCAATTGATTTCAGAGTGAACTGTTCAGGAAAGATAGGAACCTTCTTACCTTCCTTCTCACTAAACTCAACAATTGGTCTAATATACTTAACCAACTGCTCCGCATAGACATCCATGATGTGCTTATAGACGTCTTCATGGCGATAGCGAGTACCGATGAAATCAATATGATCTGTAGCTGGAGTAAGAAGAAACGATTGGATATTGTCGATCCAAAGTTTCGTAGCTTTATCAACTGCGTCTGAATCTCTAGCTTCCGCACCGTAGATGTCATCCAGCTTTAGATAATCATAGTGACGACCTTGAGACTTAGTACCTACACCCATCACGTCGATGGTAGGTTCACCCCAGATCTTATCTCTAGGAAGCTCGAGTTCTGTCTTATTGATTCTTTGGTCTTTCCCCGGAACTAGTTCTGGGAAGAGAGCCATCAACCACGGATTTCTACGGAAGTGTTCCGCGATAGCAAACAAGAATCTAGCTGCGTGATCTTGACCTTCGTGAGCAATCAAGACTCTACAGTTTGGACCAAGGTTTCTAGGATATGGAGCATTCTTACTATCATCCGTCAGTACAATCTGAATGGTATCTGAGATTGTAGTGATTGTAGATTTATAGTGACCTCTTGGAAGAAGGATTAGACGAAACTGAGAGTTGTCTGTTTTCTTAGCCCAAGTGGAGAAATGCCCATGCAATCCCGGAGATAGCTTATCATAACCTAGGATTGTATTAGCTAGAAAGAAGAGATTAAACTTGCACTCCCTGCGGAGTTGATTAAGCTTCTCTCTTCCCAACTGCTCCTTGATCTTCTCTGCTTCCCTTAGTTGAATTAAATTCGATTGCTGATCCATCAACAGATCCGGATGTGAGCATGGAGTATTGCTGAGATACTTCCAATGCTCTGTTTAGCCCCGCAGTTAGTTCTTCCATCTTCTCCGGTGATTCAAAGATATTCATTTGAACATTAGTAACAGATCCTGGATTATTAGAAACAACAGGAGAAGGATTATCAAGTCTGTCAAGAACCTCGAGTGCTTTGATAGACTTATCGAAAAACGCAAAAGGGCTCTTTTCAGCATAGGTATCGTTCTGGAGGAACTGTCTTACGCGGTGAAAAGCTAGGATCTTGGTTTGTTTGATAGCCTCGGGAAGAGCTTCAACTCCATTAGCTAGGATGTTTCGTTCAATACCATCCCTAATAGTCTTAGCCTTCTTGGTGCGAAGGATATTAGAGATAGTAGTTTCTGCATAGTTATACTTCTCAGCTAGCTGACAATTACTCATTCCTTGACAGCTATCGAGAACAATAGAAGTATGGATAGGCTTCCAGTTGTTATTGTATGTATTGTTAGCCCCACCAACTTCTTCATCCTTAATCCGCTTAATCTCCATGATTAACCCTTCTTGTAAGGATCTTTCTTTAGACGATTCTTCATCATCGAAAGTCTCTTACTGTTAGGAGTCGCCTTTCTCTTGGGAACACGAAGCTTAGCCTTATAAGGCTTATATGCTTTTCCCTCTTTAGCCATATCTTCCTCCTTGTTAGGTGAGAGAAGTCCAAATATAATATAGCTAGACTCCCCTCACCACACAAGTTAGACAGTCGTGTCTTACCTCTCACACGCTGTATAATTACCTATGCTTTCTTCTCCAGAAGAAGAATCTACCAGTAGAAGGAGGATTTACAACAGGAGAGCCACCACTAGAGAATCCTGCAAAGAGGAATTCCATAGTTTGTCTGTCTCCCTGAGAATTAATACCTCCATCTGGAGATCTCATTTGCACATCGAAATCTCCAAAAGAGATAAAAGATTCTCTCTCAGCCTTCGTGTCGATTGCCATTATGCAAACTCACCTCTCGTGGCCGTAGTGCCATTATCCGAAGTGGTGGAAGTTGCAAGAGTAGTCGTACCATCATCCTTATAAACAACCTGAGCAGATGCAGTCTGTGTAACCTTATTACGCGACTTCGAGAACATCCACTTCAACATATCCCAGAAGGATGCATTGATTGCAGGAACAGCTGAAAGTTCAGTAGTAGAACCGGCAGTTCCAAGGATGGAAGTAACATTCACATCGAGAGTAGTCGAAGAAGGATCGAGTGAAGTTACTTCATAAGTTGCAATCGGAGATGCGAGATGGCTACCAGAAGCAGCGGCGTAAACTTGAATGATATCTCCCGGAGCACCCGCAGCAGCTTCTGCATCCGTAAGAGTAATTTCATTACCATCTGCCGTACCTACGATAGTATTAGTACAATTTCCCCACGCACCAGTACCCGTCTTAATCCGGCAAGTTTCACCATTTGCATTGTAGATTGCGCCAGCAGAAGTACGAATTTCAAGGGGAATCGTCTTTCTGCCTGCGTTGGTTTCACCATCCTTCAGAAGTCTCTGCATACCGTTACCTTGAATAATAGTTGTTGATCCCCCTCCACCAGAAGTACCGCCATAACACGCAACAAACCAAACCGGAAGATCTCGTGATGTGACGGCTGTAGTATCTGCTTGAAGTCTTGCAGCAATTCTAGTTCCGGAAGTAACAGTAGCAGTCATAATTCCAGAATTATAATTAACTCCATTACCACTGATTCTGCGGGCAGGAAAATTTTCAGTTATGGTTAGGGGAGACGTAGCTTCGCTTCCAGAAGCACCAGTGGTAACATCGACAAGGTAGATACCAGCATATGTTACGTTATCTGTCTGTGGAATAATATGAAATGCACTAGCATCGGCTGAGAGAGATGCTACGATTTCTACCCAAGACCCTTCAGTATTCGCAGTTGTAGAATTACCGGTCAGCGTGGCCGTCGGAGCTGTTGTAGCATTATTCGCATTAAGACACTCGATTGATGTGAACATGCTTCGATTTGCAGCTGAAGTATGACCAAAGAAATACCAGGTGATAGTAGAAGAATTTGCATTGCTATACTGAGTTCTGAATTTCAGGGCTTGTCCAGAAGGGATTAAAACATCGAAAAGGTAGTTCTTGTGTACTAGTTGGCCTGTCCACCCCGGATAGTCCTTTACGACCACGGTTGGAGTAGCTCCATATCCAATATCAAATAGATGTGCACCCCCATTTGACGTGGATTGGAGCACTACGACCGTGACACCATAAATATCTTGGGATGGGGTTGCAATGGTTTGCCAAGAAGATTTAGTGTGAGCCCCGCCCGTTGAATTGGGATTGATTGTTACAGAACCCAAAAGAATAGACATTAAGTCACCGTGACGTTAAGTTTGATGGCCCCATTACACGCATACTTACTACTCCCTGAGACGTAGTTTCCATAAACAAAAAATGGATGCCCAGTGGTGGTTTGCGGTGTAGCTCCAGCAGTTGCAGAAATAGTTAATGTAACTGAAGTTGCGCCAACGGAGGGGGAAGCTGGAGAATATGTTGCGGTTACACCACTAGGAAGTTGTGGAGGATCACTTGGATCAGCTCCGGTATTCGTTCCGTAGGATGAAGCCCACCCGTTGAAAGTATTAATATTAATAGTAATGTTAGTAGATCCACCTCTGGCTACAGTAACATCGTAGCTCGCGGCATCAATAGTAAAATATGGGAGTACACTTTCATCATCCCCTAATCCGAGCGGGTCTGGAACCGACGTTGCATCCCAATACTTAATATGACCAATATTTAGATATTGATCCCTAGCCCTATAATTATTATAATTTCTGTCTACTAGAATAGAATTGATGCTGTGAGCATTATTATCTCCAGGGGCACCTTGCCACCTGATATAAACATACTTTCCACTAGAGGGCGCAGTCCCCTCCTCATGAATCCAACCCTGCATAATATGACAATCATTATTGACCTTCTTGAAATGTAAGGTATAAACCCAAAAAGTATTAGTATAAAATTGACCTCCAATCTGTCCAGTTGCGCCAACGGAAGGAGAATTAAAAATAATACCTCCACCATCTACAGGAATATTTCCTTCTAGCTGACATTCCTGAGTGTTTCCCAGGGCCCCCAAATCTCCATTACCGTTAGTTGTGATAAAGATAAATCTAGTTCCCGAGACAGTACCAAAACCCATCATCTTATACGAAGATGCAGAGGGAGTGATAGAAATATATTGGTTTGTTCCACTCCCAGTAGATGTGAGGTCAATTGCTGTACCGGCAGTAGCATTTACAGAGGAAGAGGCAAACTTCACAGTATTTGAATCAACCACAATCATGTAATAATCTGTTGCGTTGGATAGACCTCCAATAGAAGTTCCGCCATTATTAAAATATCTTACACGGCTTCCTGTAGATTGACCATGACCTGTAATCGTAACTGTGTCAGTTGTCGTATTTACTGTTGCAGTATCAAAATATTTAGGGCCTCCCTGATATGATCCATATTCTGATTGTTGAGTCGCCCAACCATATTGCCAACGAATTGGAACTTGAAGCCATCCTTCAGTTGTGGCTGCAATGGATTTAACAAGTTGTGGCGTACGTTGAGGAGCAACAAAGTTGTATTTAAGCGTTTGATGTCCGTTGTAGGTTACTGAAGTGTCAATCTCACAATAAGCTTTATCAATGGAATCTACTCTATAGACTGAATTAGCGGTCAGCACAGCCTGTAGAGCAGCCGTGTCAGCATAAGATGTAAATTCATCTTGCCACGTAGGGGCTGTAGATGAACTTGTAACAGTAATTGTTCCATTTACATCTGATTGAGTAAGACCTGAAGCCGTTGCAGAAATTGTAAATGGACTACTACTTACAATACTAGCACCTGCGGAGATTGTGAGAGTTAGAACAGACGTCGTCTCGCCTGAAGTTAAAGTTGAATCTGAGAAGGATGAGGTTACACCACTAGGAAGCCCAGAAACGCTGAGGGAAACAGTAGCAGTAGTATTTGTTCTTGTTATAGTTAGATTAATATCTACTGTAGTTCCTTGGGCCTGATTAATTATTGCATCATCAGCAGCCAATAAAATACTGGGAGTAACTGGAGCCGAACTAGAACCGCCAATGAAGGTTTTACGAAGCAATCTAGACATCGTTTAATCTCCCATGTAGATTTCCTGCCACGAAACCCAGAAATCTCTGTCTCCAGATGCAAGAGCAGTAGTAGCAACGAGTTTGATTGCTCCCGCAAGAACTGCTCTATCATAGTAGAGAGAAGTACCAGCAGCAGGAACAGTTACATCTGCAAGAGGAGATCCATCTTGGAGATCAAACCAATCATATGTCCCATCGCTCTTCTTCCCCGGAGAGACTTTAACTTCTACGGTTTCTGAGAGTCCAGCAGGACTATAGATCATCATACCCGCAGATGAACCATAAGAGTATGGTGCTTCGAGAACAGCAGAATCAGTTCCACCATCAGCAATAGTAAGCTTTGTCTTGTTAACTCTCCCTTGTGCCATCTTCTTTCTTCTCCTATAGAAGAATAGTTTGTTGGAAGATACAGTTCTTCCTAAGCTAATATAACATATGTAGGGAGTGTGGGGAAGATGGACACTTGTGTCAAGTATATTGGATGTATATGTTCTGTCAACTATATTGGATGTTCAAGTATATTAGATATTTATGTTTATGTATTATAAAAATGTTCCCAAGGTTGGTTTTATTTTTGTGAAAAAATTATGGGAACGGTATTATAAATAAGGATGTCCAGGAATTTTCCCCCATCCCCGGGTATCTTAGTGATGAGATGCTTAGGAATGAGAGGCTTAGAAGTGAGATGCTTAGTAGTGAGAGACTGAAATAGTTTAGTAATGAGAATCTTACTACTAAGATAAATCCGTTTAATGATAATGATATATCAATATTAATAAACACCCAGGGCGGGATATCTCAGTAATAAGATATTGTTATGAAATAGGTATGTTACAAACTATCTTTGGGGTA